TTTGAGGATGTGACACTTTAACTCATCCTTTGTCATCTGTCCTCTTGGCATTACATAAAAAAAACTCTGCCCTTTATATAGGGCAGAGTCGGTATCAGGCAGGAACTGCTGTTGTGGATTTCACATATTCTAGGACCGCTTCGGGCGTTGATGCTTCGTAAGGATCGGTGTCTGCGTTGTCACGGAAACCCTCTTCAACGAAGATTTTCTCAATGACTCCATTATCCACGACCGCAGCATAACGCCAAGAGCGATCACCGAAACCAAGGTTAGACTTAATGACAAGCATTCCCATAGAACGTGTGAAGTATGCATTGCCATCAGGAATAAGAGTTACCTTTTCAATATTCTGATCTTTTGCCCAAGCATTCATAACAAAACCGTCATTAACAGAAATGCAGTAAATAGCATCGATGCCAAGAGCAGTAAATTCATCGTACTTCTCCTCGAACCCAGGAAGTTGATAGGCACTGCAAGTAGGTGTAAAAGCACCAGGCAGTGAGAAGATAACTACACGCTTATTATTAAAGAGTTCCGAAGTTGTACGACTTACAAACTCACCATTCTCACGGAATTGAAATTGAACCTCAGGAACTTGATATTGTTCTTTACGCATTTTAACCTCCATCAAAAAATACCAGGAATAATTTGACCAGTGGTGAGATAAGCACCAACACCAGCAACAAAACCAATCATTGCCAGACGAGCATTGAGGATCTCTGCCTCAGGGGTGAATCCGAATTTCATTTGAACCTCCTTAATGTTTCTAATTGATTGGGAGAAGAATACTTGTACTCTAGATAGGGAGAACGTAGAGTCTCCACTAAAGATAGTGTAGATAGTTTTTCTTTTTGTTGTGGGGATAGAGAACCCCATCTAATTTCAGCAAGAATATACTTAACCATTATATGGATGTTTTTGTTTCAGTTCAGGATTGGGGATAGAATTAATTTTTTCTTGGACAGGTTTGATGACAATAAACTTGTCATTTTTGAGGGTGCCTGCCACTTTCACCTCTAGTTCTAGATCATTCCAATCTAGACTTTGGAGGGCAACTCCAAGTTGCCCCAACATATTAGCACTCATTGATTGTGATCCTTATTCTGTTTGATTTTATTGTATCCCCAGACTGCCAGGGATCCAATGCCAATACCGACTACGCAGCAGATAATCATGTGTTCTAAATGATGCATCAGTTAGGAAAGTAAATCATTGATAAAGTGAAGATGACAAAGATCATGATTGTGAAGATCATGAGACCTACACCTGCCCAGGCAACCCAGTTAGGCATAGGTTCATGTTTATGATTCACGATACATGCACATTGCCAATCATACCAGCACCTTTGTGGGGATCACACCAGAAGGTGTATTCACCAGCATCAGTGAAGGTGATATCAAAACTCTCACCAGGACTAAGGAGAAGTCCAGTGTGGGAGAGTTCAGGGTGGTCCTCAACAATAACATTGTGAGGGGGGAGCATACCGTTTACAAAGTGTACGGTATCGCCCGCAGAGATTGATACATCAGAAGGATCAAAGATAAGATTACCATTTGCTCCCATCGTCACATCAACTGCCCATGCTGGGAGGGCAAGGAACATAACAGCAAGAAATGCAAAGAATGCTTTCATCACAGATTCTCCTCTTGCTCAGTCAGGATGACACAATCGCTCGTGGGATACGCCACACAAGTGAGTACCCAACCATCAGCAATTTGCTCATCATCAAGGAAGGATTGCTCTTCGTTATCTACGGTGCCAGAGAGGAGTTTTCCCGCGCAAGCCGAGCAAGCGCCTGCTTTGCACGACGAAGGGAGGTCAACGCCCGCTTCCTCTGCTGCATCAAGAATATATTGATCATCCGCACACTGAATGATAGTTTCGGTGCCGTCAGGAGACTGGAGAGTAACATTAAAAGTTGTCATTAGTAAGTTTCAGATAATTGATTTACAGAGTGTGCCAGTAGTACAAAAAAGGCAACACTAGTAATTGTAAAGATAATTGAAGTCATTGTCAAGTCCATTGTCAGAAGATACCAAAAAACAACTTGCCCGTAGTAAGATATGATACAACACCAAAGATAATACCCATCATCGCCCAACGTCCATTATACATTTCAGTCATCTGCATGGGGGTAAGAAGACCTTTACGGTTATACTCTTGGTACACCATATCAGGCTCTTTTGCCCACATGTTTTGTTGACCACGATCATTAGTTGTTACGGTCATAATACTTTTGTAAAGATTTACAACATTATATAGGAAAAATAAAGGGGTGTCAAGACCCCTTTATTTGAATATCGCAACAAAATGAGTATTAATTACTACACTGGATGATACATTATGTGTTCAGATTTGTATAAAGTTACAATTTCTTCGATATAATCAATCATTTCATTCGTAATCACTGGAGAACATCCTACGAAGAAAACGTTATCGAGAACTTTACAAGCGTTTGGATAATTACTTGCAGATTCTAGATGTTTATATGCTGGATGCATTAATATGTTTCCTGCAAAATAATTTCGAGTTTGAATTTTATGACTTTCTAAAAATTTAACTAGGTGAGATTTACCATATTCAAATACAATAGGTACTCCAAACCAACTAGTTTCAGATTCTGGCCGTTCATTTACAACCCTAAGTCCAAAAATAGATTCAAAAATATTCTGTATTTTTTCTTTATTATACCTACGCTTATTATGAATGTCATCAACTTTTTCAAGTTGAACAAGTCCAATAGATCCTTGAAGATCTGCTGGTTTCAGATTATATCCAATCTGACCAAAAACATACTTATGATCCACAATTTCATCATACCCATCTAACCAATTATCAAACCGCTTCCCACAAACACCACATTCTAGTAAATTTTGCGGTCCTACACAATAACAATCACGTCCCCACCAGGCAAAACTACGAGCAATATCCACAATTTCTTTGATATTTGAAGAGACCATCCCGCCCTCGATGGTGGAAATATGATGCGCTGGATAAAAAGAACAAGATGCCGCAACAGCATGTTTGGTTAAATATTCGCCGCGCCACTTACTACCAAGACTATCACAGTTATCTGCAATTAATTTTAAACTATACTTATCGCAAATTTCAAGAAGACGATCATAGTCATAAGGATTTCCAAGAACTGGAGAAGAAAATACTGCTTTAGTTTTTGGTGTAATTTTTGCTTCGACTTGATCTAGATCCCAATTTAAATCTTGATAGTCAATATCAACAAATACTGGTTTCAAATTATTTTGTATAATTGGATTGATTGTAGTTGGAAATCCACAAACACAAACAATAATTTCATCATCATCTTCCCACCCAAAATATTTTTTAAGGGCAGCAACCATTACCAAATTTGCAGATGATCCAGAGTTCACCATTACAGAATAATCAAATCCAAACTTTTTAGAAAATGCTCTCTCAAATTTATTAACTTCTTCACCAGATGGTAACCATTTACCAGTCAGTAAAGTTTTAATTGCTGCTTCAACTTCACGATTATCCCAATAAGGTCCAGAATAATATACATTACTCTTACCCTTTTCATAATTATTATTATGAATGTATGGGAAAAGTTTTTCACCACTCTCAGAAAGATTGGTAATAAGATTACTAATTTGCTGCTCTACTGACATAGTTCTTTAATAATTTCTTCAAGTGAAATGGATTGTTCAAATCCAAGATTTTTTAACTTAGTTGTGTCCATCCAAAAATGTTTTGTTTGAACTATTTGATGAAACTCTGGTGCTTCTTTACTTTTAATATTGGAAGTTGATCCTAAATGTTTCTTTGCAAAATTTATAATATCTAAAATTTGGGTTGGGTTTCCACTTCCAACATTGTAAATCTGATTTAATTCTCCAGTATTACAAATTAATTGAATTGCCCTACAGACATCATCAACGTGCATTACGTCACGCTTTGGAGTTCCATCATCATAAAGAAAAACGTCCTCATTTTTCTTTAGACATTCTATCATATAAGTCAATGCATTTTTCTTCGCAGATGCTCTTCCATCACCTTTTCCCAAAACATTACAAAGTCTTATAATTCTATAATTTACTTTAAATGTTTTACAAAAAGAAATCAAAAGATCTTCTGCCGCTCTTTTTGTGATTGAATAAAACCCAGTTGGGTTACAATTATAGTCCTCCTTCGCTGGAAGTTTTGTTTCACCATAAACAAACCAAGAACTAATAAAATTAAAAGTAACATTTCTTTCCTTACAACATTCCAAAACCTCACAAAGTACCTTTAAATTTGTATCAACATCTAATGTGATATTATTAAAAATATTATAATTATCAACTGTTGATATAAAATAAATTATATCGTTTAATAGTGGATTCCTAGAATTTCTTTGTTGAGGAAATATTTCTTCGGGAAATAATTCACAGTATCTGCTGCCAATAAATCCCGTTGCTCCATAAATTGAATATTTCATTTTTCTTCCCAACCTGGTGGGAGTTGTCCATAATAAGGATTATACTCAAATAATTTATCCCAATTATCAATGCTCATAGATTCATTTTTCCAAAAATTCCACAAACTATCATAAGTATTTTTGTGGAATGCATCCACATGTTCAGCATGAATTGAAGATCCAAGTTCAATCTTATATAAAAACAATGGCATTGCAAAAGTATTTCCTGAGTTGTAAATCAAATCATCTGCAACTGCTCTTGGTTTAACTCCATTGTCAATTTTATACTTATCTCCGCGCACATGAAGATCAACCAATTTTTGAGCATGATGACGAGTGATTAGATAGCAAGCAGTAGAAAAATCATTCACAAATCTCCGGTGAAGACTTAAGTGAACTGGTGTTGTACTAATAATGGCAAGTTGAACAACGTCATATGCATAAGGTATTTTGGAAAAAAAATCTTTCCAAGTAAAACCCCAATAGTTAACTGTACTAATATCACAATCATCTTCCATGATTAACGCACATGGGTAATCTGTATTCTCTAAGAAATACCGTATTGCTTTAAGATGGGAAGTTGTACATCCAACTTCACCAGATGACATCATATCTGGATATCTACCTTTAAGAATATCTCCCAAATCATTTTCATTTCTCCCATCATATGCAGAGATTCGAGTATAGTTTTCAATTTCCCAATATCGAAATTGTTCTTCCATATATTCTTTTCTTTCTGGTTGCCCATCAAGATTTAAATAAAATATAGGAGGAATACCTTTAAGTTTGTATAGTGCTTTGTTTTTATCCATTATTTTTTTACCTAATTATATCAAAGATCTAGAATATTTTCAACTATTGCATGATTTTCAAGATTGTTTTCCTGAACCCCTTTAAAGCATTTCATACCCCTTTGTTTTAAAAGATCCGTATTATTATAAATTTTTAGAAATCCAGTCCTGTAATTTCATTGTGGGAGACCATCCAAATGTATCACAAAGTTTTTTGTTATTTGCCCGACTTAACTTCGTTTCACCTGGACGAGGTTCAATATTTACAGTTGGGTGATCAAACATTTCTGCAATTTGATTGATCGAATAATTTTTACCTGTTCCGACATTGTAGACTTGCCCAAACATCTCATCATCGACTTCAGTAATTGCTGCAAGAACATTTGCTTGAACAACATCACCCACATAAGTAAAGTCTCTACGCTGTTCACCATCACCAATAATTGTTAATGGTTCTCCAGCAGAACGTTGGCGGAGAAAAATACCAATCACCGGTGCATATTGTCCGCGAAGAGGTTGACGCTCACCATAGACATTAAAATATCTAAAGCATATTGTTTTAAGATTGAAAAGATCAGTATACATCTTACAAAGTTTTTCACCGTTAACTTTGGATACTGAATATGGATTTAAACAATCATCAGGTTGAGTTTCTACATTTGGAATTTCATTTGTTCCATATGCAGATGATGTAGAGGAATACATTACACGCTTCACACCTGCTTCACGAGCACATTGTAGCACTGTGCAAGTTCCAACGGAATTAATACTAACTGCTTCAATGGGATTTAAAATTGCAGGTTGAATACGTGCTTCTGCAGCAAAATGAAATACATAATCTACTCCATCATAAAGAGGGCGCGTGTTTTCATAATCACGTATATCATACTTATAGTTCTGTGCCCTATCATTCCAATAAAATTGATCATGAGCATCAGAATACTCATTATCAATCACAACAACTTCGTGCCCGATTCCAATAAGATAATCTACAAGGTTTGAACCAATAAATCCTGCACCACCAGTAACTAAAGACTTCATACAACCTCCAATCCAATACTATCAAAATAGTTTGAAATCATACCAGAAATAATATTTTCTTCTAACAAATGTTTTTTAAGGAAGATAACATCATATTGAAGATTGTCTTCAAAGTCTCTGGCAACTGGTACAAAATTATACCGAAGTAAAAATTCTTCAATATCTTTTCTCAACCATTGATCTTCCCAATATCTATGCTCTTCAACTTCAATCAAAATACAGTTGGTATTTTGCAGAGATTCTATAGATCCAGATAGAACTTTATTGGCAGAACCCTCAACATCAATCCACATAGCCTTAGAACTATTGAGCATTCTTTTATCGGAAAGAAATACATCAAGACTACAACATTCTACTTGATGTACTTCTCTATACGATTTTTCATCGGTTCTTTTTATAATCCCATTAGCACCAAAAACGCCATCATTATCACTAGAATCTCTCACATAAAAATCAATACATCCTTCTTGGTTAGATATTGCCATATTCAAATAATCAACACCAATAGATGATACTGAACGTCGATACTTATCATAATTATACTTACCCGCTTCAAATGCAATAACATTCGACATCGGATAAATTTGTTTCATGTTAACAGAGAATGAAGCATCAAATGCACCTATTTCCAATACAACTTCTGGATCAGGAAGTTTTCTTATAAGTCCATAATAAAATGAATTGAGATTTCCTTTTGAGTGTGGAATTTTAATATTACTTTTAAGTATCAAATCAAGATCTATCATAAATTTCTTTCCATTGTTTAAGGGTTTTTTCTTTGTGTTGTTGAGAACATGTTTTCATTATATCACATATTTGTTCTCTATTGTCTTTAACCATCTGAACAGCATCACCAATCCCTTCCAAATCCTCAAAATAAACAGCAAACTGCTCATAGTATTCATTATACCATTCACAATATTTTACTGTTTCAGGAACAACTCCTGTACTGAAAAAATAATTTGGTTGTCTGGACAATTTGAGAAGAAGACTTTCCGTTGGAAGGATAACAGGCATTTGAAGTTGCATCAATTCAAATGCCGTTAATTTAGAATATGCGTCAGGAAAAATCATAAAGCACTCATAGTTGCTAACCAAACTATTAAGTTCTTGAGCACCTCTATATTTTGCGTGTTGTGCCTTTAGTCCAAATGATTCACAAATTGATTTAGAGTCTTGGAAAATATTATCATTATGATAGCGTGAAACTAGAACATCACCAGAAGTTTCTTCAAACTCATAGTTACCGTCAAATCCAATGATATAATCTTCATCTTCAATCAGAGGTTCTTGAAGAGCAAGACCGATTGGTCTGATAGTCTCTTGATTGGTTATGATATCTTTTCTACCTAACCAAAACCTTTCAAACTCACTATAAGGAATTAAATTAACTTGTGGGTGATTAGAATACTTTTTGATAAGTTTGGTATATTCCGAATCCGTCTCCATATTATAATCAAAACGATTACATACCCAAATATTCAAAATACCGTCAAACTTATCAATATTCTCCAATACAATTCTAGAAAGAGGAGCAGTATCAGAAGTTGTTATATAATCATAACTTTTAAATAAGTCTTCATTATTATTCCATATATCATTAGCAACCTTACAAGTAATCTTAAATACTCCCTTCGGAAGAATAGTATCCCAAACAGAAAAATTACTTGTTAAGTCTAATCCTAGTTCATTGCAAATATATTGGTGGTCTTTTAGACAACCATAATGATGTGATAGGTGTAATACTTTTTTCATTAAAATAATTTAGACGGAAGGAACATTCCAGGTATACCAGTAATATCTCTCTTCATTATTAAATGTTTGATAGGAGATCTGAATTCACTATTTCCTATTCTATAATAACTCTCATCATCTGTCAAAACAGCATTATGAAGAACATCTGCTGTTCCTTTATTATAAGAGTTTTCACTTATTCTACCTGTCGTAACAGCACTCCATTCATATTGTCTGAATAGAGGTTCATCAAAACAATAAACATTGTATAACTTTTGAACTTCAGCAAATCCAATATCTACATGGTTTTCAATTTCATACCCGTGATGGTATGCAACTCTCTTACAAATATCCACATATTCTTTTGAAAAATATCCAATGGCATGAGTTGCTAACATATTGTAAACTCTCATTATTACATTGTTTATCTTCTTTGCATGAACATATGGACCAGAATGATTCATATATCTACCCCAATGAGAGATTCCAAAATAAAGACCATCTACATCGTCTGGGATTTCAACCTCATCAGTAAACTTTCTATTGATTGCACAATCATCTTCAATAATAATGAATGGTGGTTTGATATCCATACTTAAAATAGCATGATGAGATCTAGCACAACCAATAATTCGACCTGCCTCATGTCTGATGGCATTAAATCTTTCAACATACTTAAATCCCAACTGCTTTAGCATAGATTCAGTTTGTTTTCTTTTTTGGTCTTCACCCTCAAGATTAATATAATAAACTGGGATGTCGGTTAATTTAATTTTCATAATACGGATTTAAATTACTTACAAAAGGTTTTTGACTACCATTCCAGTGTCTAAAGGAATGTGAAAAAATTGTCTGGTACTTATCCAAATATTTCTGATTGAATATTTCTTCTGATTTTGATTTTTCCAAAAGTTTAAAGAACCATTCTGTTTTTTGCTTTACAAGTTCTGGATTGGAACGATTCCAATTAGTCCCTTTATAATAGTGCATGAAAGAATTTTCTATTACCTGACAACCATAATCTGGATTATATGATTCTAAAAATATTTTTCTATCAGGACCACTCCCAATACCAGGAGTGTGCTTCATCCATCTAACAGTTTTTCCACTCTTTATATATTCCTGTGTTTTTCCTCCAACATCACAACCGTGAAATCCATTAAAGTCTATATTAGAAAAGTTAGAATCTTTATTAACAATTGTAATAAAGGGTGCAATATACTCAATATCAAAATCATTTCTTTGTTGATATATTCCAGATATATCATAATCCTGAATATAATCTTCGAAAGAAAAGTGATTAACTAAAAAAACATCAAATTCATAAATTACATTGATAACATCATCACTTGTGTATTGTTTCAACAAATTCAAACAAGTTCCATGATCAAAAGCATTACCCTTTCTATTAAAAGAGGGTCTCACATATTCTACACCCAAATCTAAACATTGATTTTTTATAGTTTCAATATCCTTTGAATCAACAAAGTTGTCTACACAATAATAAGTAAAATTATCCTTACAATAATATCTCAAATACTCAACATGAGGTTTGAGAAAATCTGTTCTTCCAGCATGAATTGAAAAGATATTCATAATACAGATAGTAATGAATTTACTCGGTTTAGATACGTATGATGCTTTTTAATATAATCTTGATTATCTTCGAGAATATCTTTTGTTGCTTTCCTAGAATCCTCTTCAGTCTTTAAATACAGTTCAGAAAAATCTTCACAAGCAGTAATTCTACCTTCAAAGAATTGAAGAATCTTTTCAGAGTTGGTTCCAGTCCAACAACCATAACTCATATTCTTGAAGATTCTGCAAGGGACATATCCATTGTTTAGGTGACATTCTGGGCGGAAATCAAAGTTTAAGTATGATTCTTTTACCAACTTAATAGATTCTTCATTGTCAATAAATCCTCTTGAACTTGGACTATATCCACCAGATGCAATGAACCTCTTACCATGGGAGTTTGAAATAGTAGAGAATTTGTGGAAGTATCCTGTATCAAGAGAACCAACATAATTAATATCAGTTCTATCAGCATCATAAAGAACTGGATACTTCTCTTCAATCTCACCAGGAAGTAAATCTGTTGCCCACATAATTACACAAGTCTTGGTTTCTTTATGATACCAGGACCAATCATCAATCATTTGATAATCTACACTCCAATTATATCCCTCGTGATAAACAAGAAGGTTGTGAATATTGTCACCTTCATGTTCTTCAAAGTCGTCGGCAAGATTATGAATAAAGTATTGTGAAGATTTTTCAATCGGTAAATTTTTAGTACAGTTTTTCTCTGTAATAATAATCGATTCTTTCACCTCATCAGCATAATCTGAATCATCAGCACACCAAACTACATCATAATCAAGATAAGAAAATGCCTTTGCAAATCCAAGATGAATATATGAATGTGTATGAGTATCTGGGGGATGACCCCAGATAACAACTTTTTTAGTCATATCAAAATTCCTGAACTAGTGGAAGATTTTGATACCAATCCATAACATCACCATACTTGGATTTAAGGAGTTCTTTAATTTCTTCAGATTGCTGAGTCCAATCACTCTTTCTCTTCTTAAATGTATAGAGTTCTGGATTTATATGAATTCCCCAAAAATCAATCAAAGGTCTAATACCATATTCAGATAGTGCTTCATACTTCATAAAAAGTAAATTATACTTTCTATCAGGATTGTTTAGATATCCTTCGGCGTGTTCACGATACTTATATGCATCATATGGATCTTTCAAATATTCAACTAATGTCTGTCCAATGTTGTTCTCAAAATATACATAATCACCATCGCATTGATCTGCTCCGTTATGAGCAACGTTAAACCTTTCACCCCTATTGAATGAAGATATTACATAATCATAAGGATTACAAAAAATATAGACTAGTTTAGAACCATCAAAAGAAATATCTCTATCAGGATCTCTATTCGGATTTCGACAATGGTGATTTATCTTACCATGACCTCTGCCAAAATTAAAATGATCTCCTAAAATATCAATGATTGAATATGTTCCAGTGCATCCTTGGGTAATCATCAAATTTGTCATCAACTTCTAACCTCACTATGATTTTTTTCCAATGCTACAATTTTAGCATCAAATGGAACATTCCATCCACCAGGATTAATTCTTGCTGCTTCTGGATAACAATATGAAGGAGTGAGTTCAATTGTTGGGGGATTATTGATAAGGTAGCGATTCATATGTGACTCATCATGCCATACAGCAATAAGTCCATTTTCAAAATCTTTCTCAACATTATCAACAATAGTCTGAGACATCTTTAAGAAGTGCTCAGGTTTTCCACCATTGAATCCTCCAGCATAATACATCTTACCCTCATCTGCAGGGACAAATGCAGTTGATTCTGGACGGCGTTCGTAAGAGAACTGACTCTTGTCTTTGAACCAGAATCCAGGATGTTGAGTGGCAACTAAATCACCAAGAATTTCATCACCAACTTTGTCTTCAATCCGCATATCTACATCCATGTAGAAGCAATAATCAAATTGAGAAATGTATTCTTTCTCTTTCACAAAATAGTGATATCTCTTCAGAGTGGGAATTGGCCAAGGTTCGTGCTCAATCTGAGAAATTTTGACGTTATCAGATACTTCTTCAATCTCGTGGTTAGTGAATACTAACGCTGAGATATCATGTCCATTCAAAAAGTTTTCTTCTACAGATTCAAGAAGTTGTTCAACAAACTGAATGTACTTATTTGTTGCGATGTTTAGAATACAAATTTTCATATAATTATTACTTAACCTCAATAGAAAGAGCAACTTCTTTCTTGTTAATATCAATCCACTCAAAAGACTCAACTTTCTTATTTTCATTCAAGAAAGTTTCAATCTCTTCTTTGATATAACGATTGTGGTATAGATTATTTGGTTCATCAAAAATAATCTTTTCTTCGTCAGTAGGTTTAATAAAGAAAATATGAACTGCGTACTTTTTTGCAACACGAATCATTTCATTAAGAGCATCTTTATAAGTAGGAAGATGCTCAAGTACGTGCCGAGAGTATGCCAGATCATAACTACTGTCTTCTAGACCAGTTTTTTCAACAGGAACATTGACAAAAGGAATACCTCTAGATTCATTATATTCTTTTAGATGAACACAAGAGTCAATACCAAGATATTCGAATTCATATTCTTCTTCAGAAAGAGCAATGTATTCTACACAAGGTCCACAACCAAAGTCAGCAATCGACTTGATTTCAAGATCTTTAATATTCTCCCTAATAAAAATTCTAGATTCGGCGTCAGAGTTACCAAGCCACCCAAGATACTCATTGAACTTACCTGAATTATTAAGGTTATTATCCCACCAGGTTTGACTAAACAATTCTTTTTGCATTTTTATAAATTAGTATACGTTTATTATAGCACAAGTAGTATTACAAAGATATCCAACCTTCGCAATACATATCCTTGGTTTCTTTATTTACACAATCACCAGAAAACCATTGACCACCTAACATATTATATATTCTTTCCAGGTTCATGTAAACAACTGGAATTTTTTTAAGATCTAATTTCATCGGAAAACCCTATAATCAAAATTAAAAATTTCTATTGAAGAAACTATGTTAGAAGAAAGTAAATTATTATAGTATCTAGAAGTAACTGCTTCTCCACATCCATCCCCACCACCACGTTGCTTTTCTAATTCAATCTGATTTAAAAACAAACTATTGACTTCAATAAAATTATCTTTAGTTGATGCACATATCATTTCATTAACCTGATGTTGATTGTATGTTGCATTATACCAAAAATATTCATTTACCACCAAAACTTTTTTATTTTGAAAATCTAAAATTTTTGATTCTGATGGAAAATTATTAATTATAATATCGGGTCTTATTTTAACATAAAAATCATAACTTGGATCAAAGTATTTTTGCACCACTCTATGTGTTTTATAATACTGTGAAGAAAGTGATTTTTGATATAAAAATGGACTCTTATCAAGAACCTCTTGCATTATATCAATAGATTCTATTTCACCATCAACATTATTTGCACCACAATTTATAAAATACTCATCAACTAAATTTTTTGATAATGATTTTATTTCATAATTTTCAGCCCTAGAATGCCAAGGATCATTTATCCTTTCGGACCTAGATAAATCATCCCATAAAGAATAAAAGACATCTATTTTACACTTACCAACATTATTTCTAATAATTTTTATATTGTCCGAGAACTTATAAAATAAAGTTCTCGGATACCCAAATACAAATAATGCTATTTTCATATACTTTCTAATACCGTTTCAATCATCCTATTCAATCCTGTTTCCCTTTCTTTACTGCTCATTTCTTCACCACCAAGTAAATGATCAGAAACAGTATTTACCGATAATGCCTTTTTACCCATCCTCATTGCAATGATATACAATAAATGAGTTTCCATATCAACCGATAAAATACTAAGATCAACAAATGGTTTAAACCAATTTGGATTAGGTTGATAGAAATAATCATTTGAAATCATCTGACCAACAATTGCAGATGGATTAGTATCCATATACTTTTTCAGTAATGTATAGTCACAACAGGGAGACAATTGAAACCCAGGAACAATATTTTTGGTCATTGCACTATCTGTTGAGGCCGTTAAAGCAACTACAATATCCCCAATATTTAAAGATGGGGATATTGCACCACAACTACCAACTCGAATTATATTTTCAACGCCATAAAAATTATAAAGTTCATGGGCATATATTCCAAGACTTGGTTGTCCCATTCCACTTGCTTGAACTGAAATTCTTTTTCCTTTATAGAATCCAGTATATCCCAAACAATTTCGTACAGAATTTACTTGGACAACATTATCAAAATATTCTGAGATATATTTTGCCCGTAAAGGATCTCCAGGCATTAGGACTATTTCTGCATAGTCTCCATTTTTTGCTTCAATATGGGGAGTCATTTGATGTTAATACGTAAATTTCTTTCCAATTTTTAACTCGGAGTCCTTCCCACTCTTTGTTATACTTATGGTCCATTATAACACTAGTTAGACCTGCTTTCAACCCCGATTTTGCATTTCTGACAGAATCTTCAATCCAATAATAATTATTTCCACTATATCTGTCAATCAAATATTCTTCTTTACCAACATGGTAATCTAAACCACAATCAATAAAATCAAATACATTACCAAAAATATGTATTAAATTTTTTTCTCTTAATTTCTGTGCATACTTATCACTGTCTAATGAACTAATAACTTCAAATCTCCATCCAAGATTATAAAGTCTGTTTACATATTCGACAGAATCTTTATATGCTGGAATAAAACCTACACAACCAGACTCATTAAATTTTTTAACTTGCCTAGTTGCTTCATCTTCAGTTATTCCATATCTTAATGATTGCCCATAATGATGATCTGTATTTGGTATTCTTTGGTGTCCATGTTCACCCATCCACACATCAAATGCATATGCCCAATCTAAAAGAACACCATCACAGTCTACAATAATTCTTTTATCCATTTGATTTTAAAATAGAATACTTGGGAAGTTCCTCATACCACTTCATTAAGTGTCCGTACTTTTTATCAAAGAGTTCTTTTATTTCTTGACTAGAATTTGTCCAATTACTAGTTCTTTGTTTAAATTCAAAGTCTGGATGCCCATCAGAGAATCCCCAAAATTCCTTAACTCTATTCATTATATCAACATCATTTAAAGATTCATATTTAATAAACATCAAATCATATTTTCTACTATCATTGTTCAAATATCCTTCAGCATGTTCTTTATAGAAAAAAGCATCATAAGGATCATTTAAATATTCAATAAGACTCGGTTTATTTTTTTCAAAATATTTAAAATCGGATCCTGCCTGTGCAGCATGATGGATTGTCCAACCTGGATCTTTACTTAAACAATAAATTGTATAATCATACGGATTTGCAATCACATATAAAACTTTATCCCCTTCTTGATATAATTTTTTCCTATCAATTGGCAAAAGAGATGATAAAAAAGAAATATAATTTGGATCTCTACCATGAGCATTATATTCAAATCCATCAATAATAATTGGAAATGGCGTTTTTGCCCATCTCATGATTCCCCAGGAAGAACATCCCCCTTGACTGATAATATAGTTCATACGTTTCTTCTATTAATAAATTTGTAAATTTGATTCCAAGTTCCAAGGTCAACATATTCATCAACCTCAATTGCTTTTGAGTTATATATAGGGGTATTTTTAATCTCACCCACAAGAAATCTATGGTTAAGAGTTGATTTTTCCATAAACTCTATACACGAATCAAAAACTCTTTTTCTAAATGCGAAAGAACACCAAAAAGCATTAAATTTGTCTAAATTTTCCTGAGGTTTATCTTCATAATCCAAAACTTGATTATTATCTGAAATAATAAGTGCTCCTTTTGTTTTTAACATGTCAGCACATTTTTCTCTTTTGAAGAAAAACGTAAATCCAGTTTCATTTAAACTGGTGTTTACAAGATCAAGAATATCATCAGAAGTTTTCATTTTCAAAAACGTGTCTGGAAGAAGAACTAGATTCTTTTCTCCAAAAAGATGTTTAGCACTTTTAATAGATCCAGTGTACTCAGTCTCTGTTGGATTGAAATAAGTAAATGAGATATTAAATCTGTGCTTATAACGACTTAAATATTTTACAATTTCAGTTTTATTTTCGTTTAGTGTAATTACGAATTGAACATCTCTACGTCCATAATTTGAAAATAAATCAAAACTATAGTCAATAAGTGACTTATGTTTTTCTATGGAAAAAACTTCCTTTGGATATGGAAGAGAAAGACGGGTTCCTTCTCCCGCACAAGGAAGTATAACAGTAAGATCAGACATTAAATAATCTCCCAACCTTTACGATATAAATCTTTAATGTCTTTAGTTCTTTTCAACTCGTCACCAAACCAATCACTTGGAGAGACTGTTTTTTTACTGTTTGCAAGATAAGATCCCCACCAACTATATGAACTATTAGCAATAATATGATAAGTACACATAGTCATTAGACAAAGATCAATACCAGTATTTTTTGTATCTGAAATGAAAAATCTATCAGATTCGAATATTTTCTGTTCGTGGCACCAATCTGAATCATCAGAAAAAATACAAACTGGAATGTCTTTATCAAAATACTCTAAAGCTTTTTGATAATATTCTAATGTTTGAACTGGGTGATTTGGATTAGTTGTGTAATCACCCCTACGAACATGGAGAGAAATTACATCACTAGATTCAAATAATTGATTAAAACACTGCTTGGAAACTTCTTGTATTTCTTTTTTAAAGGTAAAATCTTTTCTGATTTCATCTTCAATATGTTCAAAATATTTCTCACATTGATAATATCCAAACAAGTCTATATTATCTGGACAATTAATAAACAATTCGCTATCAAAACTAAACATTCTCTCAGGTAATCTCGAAAAATTACCCAAAGACATATTATTAGTTTCTTCAATATGAAACAAATCATACATAATCAAATCTGATGATTTAACGTTATCATCATTTACACCAAAATATGTTCTGGGAGGGATGCAAAAATCATATCCACGATTCCTAGATATTCCTTTCAAAGTAGCATATTGAAACATCTGATTTCCAATTCTACCTAGATTACCTATACTATTAAACGATAACATTTTCTTTATACCACTGATAAGTTGATCTAATACCCTCACGGAGACCAATCTTCGGTTCCCATCCAAGTGCCTTGATCTTATCCACATTCAAAACTTTACGAGGAGTTCCATTTGGTTTAGTCGTATCCCACTCAATATCACCCCTAAACTCAACAATATCAGAAATTGTATGTGCAAGTTGTTTAATTGTTACGTCCTCTCCAGTACCTACGTTAATATGCTCTGATCCATTATAGACCTGCATACAAGTATAACATGCCTCTGCCAGATCATCAACATGCAGAAACTCTCTCATAGCAGATCCATCACCCCAGAGTTTCACAGTACCATAATAAGGTCCACCCATATCAATAGTGTAACCATTCTCTTTCATATAATGAAACTTGGCAATCATTGCAGGAAGAACGTGTGAGGTTTCTAGATCAAAATTATCATTAGGTCCATAAAGGTTAGTAGGCATCAATGAGATGGCATTGAACCCATACTGCTGACGATATGCCTGACACATCATAATACCAGCAATCTTAGCAATTGCATAAGCATCATTTGTAGGTTCCAGAGTACCAGTCATCAACTGATCTTCTGTAATCGGTTGAGTTGCAAACTTAGGATAGATGCAGGATGAACCAAGGAACAAAAGTTTCTTTACACCGAAAATATAAGACTGCTGAATAAGATTGGTCTGGATTTGGAGATTCTCAGTCAGAAAGTCTGCCTTATAGTTGTTGTTTGCCATAATGCCACCGACTTTAGCAGCGGCAACAAAGACATACTCAGGTTTAACCTCCCGAATAAATGCTTTAGTTTCTCTTTCTTTTGTGAAATCTACCCAAGATCTTGTACCAAGAACAACATTAGTATATCCCTTACTTCTTAAATTTCTAACAATTGCAGATCCAACCATTCCGTTAGCACCGGCAACTAAGATTTTAGAATTACTGTCCATAAATGCACATATCCTCAACTAATTGTTTAAAAGAAATCTTTGGTTCCCAACCTAGTTTTTCCTTTGCCTTAGTGGCATCACCCAATAAAGTCTCAACTTCAGCAGGTCGGAAATATTTAGAGTCTACACGAATAACTACTTTTTTAGTATTCCAATCATACCCAACTTCATCAAGACCCTCACCCATCCATTCAATATTCATACCAAAATATCCTGCTGCTTCTTGAACAAATTCACGGACAGAATACTGAACACCAGTAGCAATTACATAATCATCCGGTTCATCCTGTTGAAGCATCAACCACATTGCTTCGGCAAAATCTTTAGCATGACCCCAATCGCGCTTTGCATTTAAATTCCCGAGATATAATACATCTTGTTGCCCAGTTGAAATATATGATAATCCGCGAGTGATTTTTCTTGTGACAAAAGTTTCTCCTCTTCTAGGGGATTCGTGATTGAAAAGAATTCCAGAACTTGCATGTAATCCATAAGACTCTCTGTAGTTTTTGACGATCCAGTATCCATAAACTTTTGCAACTCCATAAGGTGAACGAGGATAAAATGGTGTGGTTTCTGATTGAGGAATTTCTTGCACTTTACCAAACATCTCTGAAGTAGATGCTTGATATATTCTCGTTTTTTTCTCCATGCCCAAAAGGCGAACTGCTTCAAGAATGCGAAGAGTTCCAAGAGCATCAGTTTGACCAGTATATTCTGGCATCTCGAACGATACCTTTACATGACTTTGAGCACCCAAATTATAAATTTCATCTGGTTGAACTTGCTGAATAACTCTTACAAGATTTGTAGAATCAGTCAAATCACCATAATGAAGTTTAATGTTGTTGTAAATGTGATCAATTCGATGAGTATTAATAAGAGAACTTCTCCGCACAATACCATGAACTTCATAACCTTTTTGCAAAAGTAACTCTGCAAGATAAGACCCATCTTGTCCAGTAATACCAGTGATTAAAGCGATTTTATTTTTCATTTTAGATTGAGTAATTTGATCTAGTCAATACGATAATTTTATCATTATTATAGTCAATTAAATTTTTATTAGTATGGTCGAATTCAATAAATGAAATGCTATCATAATATTTGTCATGCCCATAATTTTTTATTTCAGAAATATAACTCTCATCAGAATTATTTTTATCAATATCTTCAATAATTAATGTAGAATTGGGCAACAAATAATCAACACAACCTCTAATCAATCTGATCTGATCCCAGAAAAAATGACTGGCATCGTCGATCAATATATTAAATTTAATTTGAGTTTTATTAAATGATTGTTGAATTGATTCTTCATAAGATGTGTGCATATAATCATAAAAAACATTATGTAAATTATGACTTTTTGCATTTTCTAAATGATCATGATTGCCATCCCAAGCATATATGTTTGCATTTGAAAAATACTCTCTCCACATTTTTATAGAAGAATTATATAATATTCCAACTTCACCCAAATTTATTTGGTCATTTCTAATATTAGAAAACAAAAGAGAATAGAATGGTGTATAAGAGTGTCTATAATATTCACTCGTCAAATCATTATATGGAGATTTATCAGTTCCATATTTCGCACCTATCTCACACAATTCAGTTTTATTTGTATTGCAATTTATATAAAATTTATTAATATTCATAGTTTAGTTTTGACCGTATTTTTCTAAAAGTTCGGGAGAATATTGAAGAATGTCTTTAATGTCTTTCTCTTCTCGTTTCGCCCTTTCAAGTTCATAAACTCTATTACGAAGTTCCGTGGTGGAATACTGATGCCTTCTTAGATGATAATGAATTTCAATATCATTGTCAATACAATATTGCCTGCCAGTAAAATCAATATTCTTATATTCTTCACTCAAAAATCGAATATGAAAAGTCTGAGTCTTTATTAAATTAAGAAGATCCGCTTCCGTATCATAAACAATAATTTCATCAACATACTTACATCCCTGAACTTGAGTATATCTTTCGTAGATAGACTGAACAGGTTTATTTTTTAAACCTGGTCTATCAACTGTTGGATCAACTTGAAGTGCCACTTTTAAATAATCGCACATTTCCTTTTCCATCTTGAGCATTGTTACATGCCCAGCATGAAAAAGATCAAAACAACTACAATTAAATCCTATTTTCATTATACATGTTTTTTTATTATTATACAAAAAAAGGAGGTTGAAGTCAACCTCCTCCAAAATTCAGGCTCGCCACCAATTCTTTCGCTGGA